GATTTCTTTTTCTTTATCTTTACGGAGTTTTAAAAGCTCTTGTACAAAACTTGTGTTAAATTTATCGCCATAATAATCAGCGCCGTCAATTTTTTCTGCTTCGCTGTATTCTCCATCAGCAAGTAATGCAGGACGGCCTTCATCATCTACACCATCTGCTTCCATTTCTTGCTTTTCTAGTGGTTCATGTTCACTACGCACTTTCAGCATACCGTCTCCTAATCCAATTATATTTTGTAGTTCAATACCGACTTGGTATGCACTTACTGGACGAGCAGTCGAAAATTCCATTACATAGATCTCATAACCACGTAACTGTGGGAAATCATATGGTGCGCTCTGTAGCATTAATTTTTTGGGTGCGCTCACACCACTTTCAATATCATATTTTTGTAAATGACGTTCAATTTTGTCTACCTGTTCATTAGACGGTTCTACAGCCATTTTGATTCGAAACTTATATGACTGTTTTGATTCTGTTAAATAATCTTTAAACGATTTCATAGCACTATTCTCCGTTACTATTATTTATCCGTTTCTTTCATTTTGGCCATGATTTCGGCTAACATACTACTACGATCGCCAATAAATCTACCTTCTACTTCTTCTGAAATATCATCTTTGTCTTTAATAGATGCATCTACCCTACGGGTATCTAAATCTAATTTTGCCTTACGCATTTGTAACTCAATCATTTTAAGTTTTTTATCCATTTTATGTTGTTTTGCTTGTAGTGCAGCAGTTAGCATCTTGCTGGCACTATCAAATATAGGAGCAGCATGTCTATCTTCTACATTTTTACCCAAGTCACACAAATCTTCAAATGTCGACATTGCTTTAGCTGCATAATCATCCATTTCTCTATCTAATTCTTCTAATCCATAAACTGCCGGCAAGGCTGTATCCACTCGTTCCGCAATATGCATATTTGATTTTGTAACTTCAATTTCATTTTTTATATCATCTATGGTTTTTTCAACAGGAACTTGTTCCTCACCTTGATATGTAATTTCATCTAATGGTGGAAGATTAAATTCTTCTTCAAGTTTTCTTGTCATTTTCTTTTTTTCCTTTTGGAATTTTGAGGTTTATTAAATATTTCATTTTCTGTAATTACTCTAAAACCAAGTCCTTGTGCAGAGCACCATGCTTTAGCACTTTCCCATTTTGCATGATTTATCACAGCCTGTGTTTTTTGTTGTATTGATTTTGCTTCACCTAATGTTTGTTTACTAGGTTTTATCTCAACCATTTCGGCATGTTTTTTTCCTTCTTTATCTACATATATTAGTAGTAAATCAGGAACATATGAAGTTTGTTTTCCTGTTAATGGATTTTTATATGGAATTCTGTGAGTTTCACTACCCCAACCCAATATAGCAGGATGATTATCGCACATACGAAATACTGCTAATTCCCAACCACTACGATATCTGGGTTGATGTTTACCTATATATTTTTTAGGATTAATTAATTCATATAATCCGTTTTGAAACTTTAATGCCATAATATTATTTATTCATTAAAGAAGAGAGTTAAGTTGATCCAATTCTGAAGCAAAGAAGGATTCTGTTTTATTACCAGATCTAATGTCGAATCCTTCATAATTAAAACTAATAGTATACTGTATAGGTTGGGAATCACTATAATTTAACGAGTCTGCTTGTATGCTTGTTATCATTAAATTATATATTGTAGTTACTGTAATATCATCACTACTTGATGTTCTAATAATTTTCATATTATTAATATAATATTTTTCATTAGATGTTGGCTTCATACCAGTTCCAGAAAATCCACTTTTCTGATTGAACGTACCATTAACAATATCATTTTTAAAAATATTTGGTGTATCAACAACCATTGTATTTCCATAATAGTATTGTGAGTATGATCTTAAAAAGTTTTCAATATAAGCATCTCGTGTATCATAAGCAACAAGTTGAATAGGAGAATAATCTATGCCTGTCTGAACTAATCGTTTTTTATTATACTGATTAAGTGTTGATACTCTAGAAGAATATGAAGGTTGATCAATACTTACTATCCTAGATAAAGGAAAACTCTTGTGAGTACCATTAGCATCCACAAGAGTCATAGTAACAGAGAATTGAAATTTAGATCTAGGCAACAATGACTGTGTACCAGTAGTTGTGACGCCATAAACGTCAGATGCTACATCACCTAGATACTTACCCATACCTAATTCCTATTAAACGGTTGCTGTTGAGCTGGCACCGTCAACAGTAACACCACTTAGTGCATCAGCGCCAGCGATTGTATTACTAGCATTGTCATAACGCAATGTTACAGTAACTTGGACTTGATCACTAGTTGAATAGTTTAAATCACCATAGGCAACAGTAGGAATAAAGCAACCCACCAATTCCCATTCGTCTAAAACTGTTTCTTCGCCAGCATTACCGCCGTCTAATGTTTCAATTTTGGTTTTAAATTTGTATCCGCCGCCTGACCTTGCAGAGCTTTGACTTGCATGGTTGACTTGCTTACTCATTTGAGAGCCAATTGCTTTAATAACCTCACTATCTACATCATCACGAAGAACAAGTGTAATATCTTCCCATGTATGTTTACCTGCAAGACGTATTTTTGAATTATAAACGTCAACTGTTAGATCATCATGTGTTAAACCAGGACGACCTACACTAATTACGTTTCTTGCTACCGCTTTACCATCAACATCACCTAGATTAGTGAATGTTACACGGAAGCGATATTGTAGTTTAGGCATAAGTGTTGAACCTGTTGAGCCATCAATAGGGACACCATAATCTGTAGTAACAGCCATTTTAATTCTCCTTTAAAAAGTTTCTACTATACTCTTATTTATACAATTTGAACAAAAAATGGCGATGCCTTTTTTGACACCGCCATTTTATGTTATGTATAGTTTTATTTTAGCCTAATTCACCTGTGTTAACAATACGAATTGGAATGTAAATAAATTCTGCTGCCTTAGTAGGCTCAACTGCAACATCAATGTAAAGTTCATTTGCATCAATTCTTGCTGGTGTATTGTTTGTTTCATCACAAACAACCGCAAAATCATACACACCACGTTGTGCTAGGATATTACCCATAAAGCCATCAAATGTACCTTTAGCATTTGAACGAGTAATTGTATCATTTGGCTCAAACAAGTAAGGTCTTCCAATAACTGCAAAACGCTCTCTCAAGTATGCTGTTAGACGTGCAACGTTTACACGATCTAGAGCACTTGCACCTGTATGTAGAGATTTCTGACCAAATACCACAATACCTTCTGCAGGGAATCTTGCGATTGGGTTTAGTTTCTTTTCATACATTGCATCTCTGCTACCCTGTGTTAGTGCTAGTGGAGTAAATTCACCTTCACTGTTAATGTAGCCTACGTTTGTTGCGTTCTGTACAACACCACGAGTTAAACCTGCTGGAGCAAACCACTGGAAGCTCACGTTATCATTATATGCATATGTGTATAATGCAATATGTGATGCAGGAGCAACTACACTCTTACCACTTACTGGGTCAGTTGCTAATGCACTTGGATAGTAAGCTGCAGCATAGGTGTTACGACCAACTAGTCCATCTTCGCCGTTTTCAATAGCATTAGTTCCATCAATCCAGTTTAGAATTTCTGTTTGATTTTTACGCATTGGGCTATCGACAATAATAAATGCTGTTTCATTACGGTCACTGTTTAGTGTAACCATTTCATCAAACATTTCTGGGTAACCAGGAGCAGCAATTAAGCGGAATTGAACAGTATCTTCACGAAGCTCTGTTGCACTTGCGCTTGCTTGCATTGCATTTACTACCACTTTACGTTGCGCCTTACGACCAAATGAACCAGCACCATTTGCTTGGTTACCTGCGAAGTTACGCCACTTCCATGCTGTACCTAGTGAACTGTCATATTTACGAACAGTGTTACCACTACGACACATGTTAATTGCTGTAATACCTGTTGGATATACTAGTGGATCTGGACCACTTGCAAGAACACCAGCAGATGCAACGTATGCACCACCCGTGTTTGCTAGGTCTGTGATATCACCAAATACAACACCAGCACTTGTGCTTTGATCTGTGTTGTCTTTTAGAATCCATGCTGTACCGTTATGTCTGTAAATTACAGGATAACCATCAGCATCTGTGTCAACCCAATAGTCACCATCTGCTAGGGCGCCACCTGCTGTGTCAGTTAGTGGAGCACTTGACCCGTATTGTACGTCACTGGCCTTCATCCATTTTTGAATACCACCATCTAAAGCACATTCATAAATGTCTAACTCGTTAACGTCTGAGTCATACCATAATGTTCCATTTGCTGGAGCACCGGTTGGTTGTGATGTACTTACTTCCATTACATAACCACCAGTTGCTACTGTAGCGTTAGTTGCAATGTCGTCCCATTGTTGTGCAGATGTATCATCCCAACGCTTAACTGTTATAGAACCAGTTGTTGCATCTACTGCTAACCAAATATCACCATCAACTAATGAGCGAGCAGAACCTGATGTTCCGTCTTGATTAACGTCTGTAGCAATACCAGTTGGATCTGTTGTTGAAGCATTAACATATGCTGGTGTCTTTTGAACAAAACCACCAGATGTTCCTGTATATAGTGCAACATCTAAACTGATACCGCCGCCAGGGACTGTAGTTTTAATCCAAACATCACCAACTACACTACTGCCAGTTGCATTTGGATCACTGTAATGTGGTGCAAATGTGCTTGTGATCGGTGTCCATGAACCAGTTACGCCTTTGTAATACACTACCTGTGTATCAGAAACGCCGTTAACAATCTCAACAAGATAGTCACCGTTTACTACTGCTGTAGTAGCAGAACCTGCTGTTGAAACAATTTCTGCTGTTGGAGTTTTTGCTTCCCAACCGCTTGCAGTAAATTCGTAAATACCGAAATTTGTACCATTTGGATCAATCCAGTATGTTAGGTTTGCTGGATCTCCAGTTGGTTCTGAAGATTTAGGACGTAATTCTGTTAAATTAACATTGGCACGGACAATATATGCCGCTGAACTTTGACCTAAGAATGAATAAGCCGCAAGCAAACCATAATCGTTTGTTTCATCACCTTGTTGTACTGTGCCACTTACAATGCGGAAATCAATGTTACCGAAGTATTGTGTAAGCTCACGCTGTGATGTAACTAAAACCGGTTTGCCCGAATTGGCCGACTTTGTGTATTTTGCAATACCGTCAGTTTCTGTACCTGTTGGGTCTGTTTTATTTTCGCCTGTTGCAATAAACAACATTGGAACTGTGCCTGCACCCGCTGGGCCGTATACTGACTCGTCTGTTACTGAAACCTGTACGCCAGGTGAAACAAGATTTGCCATTTTGGAGTCTCCTTTTTAAAAAGTTTATAAACTTGTGTTCTAACATTATTTATAGGAGAATATAAAAAAAGGGGGTGATATGCGGTTAAGTGTGTACTTAATTAAGTTTTAATAAGACATCTTTTTTCAAATTGTCCAAAGATGAGGTATTATTTATCTCAAAATCAAATTTCCAGCCAGCCCAACTCCATTCACTTGGGTGTATTTCTGGAAAAATTACTTGCATTGTATTGTTTGTTTGACTATTAGTTCCACTTTTGTTAACATTGGATGCCGTTGCCCACCAGTCTGGTTTAGCATGTCTCCATACCACTACTGTTTTTCCACCTAATCTTTTAATAACATTGAGCTCATTATAAAAACGACAGTCACTAATTACAACATTTTTATCTGTCATTTCAATTTGACGTTCACATGCCGCTACCCAGATATCAGGATGGAAATTTCTTCTAAAAACGTCTGTGCCAATATGCTGTAGGGCATAACGTGGTGTAAAATCGGGTA